GCGTTGCCTGAACACGAGGTCGATGACCCCGAGATGTTCATTGACTGACCACTGAGGAATGTGGCAACGGCTGCGGCTGTACCGGAATACAAATAATTGTCTCCGTTTTTAACCATTATATTTGTAACACCAGAACTTAAAACCGCATCTGTAGATTGAAACCAATTGTTCTGGATGTACCCGTTTGCGGTTGCCACAACAATACGGTTTGCAGCACCGGGTGTCTGAGAAGGTGTAAAGCCCCCCGCAGTAGTGGCGTTAGAAGCACTAGAAGCGTTACCACTCAAAGTCGCAGTAATCGTACCGGCAGAGAAGTTACCTGACGCATCACGCAGCACAATCTGATTGGCTGTGTTTGAGCTTGAAGCAGTAATCGTCGCGCTGTTTGCTTGACTTGTGATTGAGCCTGCGGTTGTGGCGTAAGTAGACGAAGAAGACGATCCAGAGGATGTGGCGTAGTTAACACTGAAATTAGACGGGTTCCAAACATACACGTTTGTGCCGTCGTTACTACCCCATAACCATGTTGGTTGACCCGATTGGCCTGACCAATTAAATGTCATGGCCGTGCCATTACCGCCACCTTGTGCCAGCGTAGAAGCTTTGGTAGCCAATGTTGCAGTAGCTGCATTGCCTGTGGTCGAGCTAGAAGTTGTGGCGTTACCACTCAACGATGCAGTGATTGTTCCCGCAGAGAAGTTGCCGGATGAATCGCGTAATACGATCTGACTGCCGGTATTGGCACTTGTAGCGGTAATAGTCGCACTGTTTGCTTGGCCTGTGATGGAGCCTGCGGTAGTTGCGTATGTAGCTGTACTTGCGCTTGTCGCAGAAGTAGCCGTGGCTGCGTTACCGCTGATTGAAATGCCCCATGTGCCCGTAGCGCCTGTACCGCCTGTGGATGGAGCGCCTACTGTGTTGTAGGAGATTGTCCGTGCAGTCGAACCATTGAACGATGTGCCAGAGGCGTCACCTGAACCGCCGTTGTTAAACGTGACAGAAGCAGGGGTAGAGATCGCAGAGTAAGCAAACGCGGAACCGTTCCAGCCCAAGTACGTACCAGCCGTTGTAGGCGCAGTAATGAATGACGTTGTAGCTAACGCGGTGTTGTATGGAATCTGATTGGCTGCGCCGCCAGCTACGTTCGTGGCCGCAGTTGCGGTTGAGGCATTACCAGACAAGGCCGCTGTGATTGTGCCAGCGGCAAAGTTACCAGACGAGTCACGAGCCACTACCTTAGAGGCCGTGTTTGTAGTTGTAGCGTCAACTGCCGCAGTAACTGCGCTTGAACCGTTAAAACTTGTGCCGGTCAGGTAGGAACCCAGCGTCAGTGCGTTAGCCACTGAACCAGCGGAGCCGGAAATGTTGCCCGACACAGCCGAGCCATTGATTGCAATGTTGGTGTTGGTTACGCTTGTAAGCTGACCTTGGGCATTAACCGCAAACACGGGAACCGCAGAAGCAGAACCATATGTGCTGGCCGAGACGCCTGTGTTGGCAATGTTAAATGTGTAGGTTGGAGACTCATTTAGTCCTGTACCAGCCGTATATGTAATCGGCGCAGCAAACTGCTGGAAGACAAGTGCTGTTGTGCCAACCACAATAGGTGGAGGGGTCTGCTGTACCCAAGCGGTATTAGCATTTGCTGTACCGCCGGTGACTAAGAAGAAGTCACCCTCGTCAATTTGGTCAACACCCGAACCTGCCGTGTCAAAGTCAGTAGCGCGAGTCAAGATGTACGGCGTTCCAGCGGAGCCAACCTGCGTAACCGTGTACACACCGTTGTTTGCTTGCGTGACTTCGTTTTTAACCAATATTCGGTAACCAACAACAGTAAGTGTTGAGTCAACAGACAGAGCGCCATTAGCGTTTGCTGTAAGAGTCGCCCCTACACCTGATGTTCCGTTGTTGTACGTATTGGCTGGCAGTGCTGCAGTGGTTGCTAACTCCACGGCTTCGTGGAAGTGAATGCCCGATGCAATTGCGTCAGCATATTGCTTGTTAACAATGTCTGTGTTGTTAACAGGAGCCGTGGTAATTGTGCCGGTTGTCAACGCCGCAGAGGTAGCTGTAATTGCGCCAAACGACTGCTGAACCACCACACCGGCAGCATCTTGATATGCGCTCTTAGACGATGGGTACGTGACAAACACGTCTTTTGGATTGGCGGCAAAATTTACCAGCGAGCCGCCGTTGCTTGACGACAGTACCGTTGTACGAGACAGCGTTGTGCCAGAAGAAGTGTACGTACCAATACCCACTTCCCAATCACCTGTGATTGAGTCTGCGATGGCGTAGTACGTTGTGTTGCCATTACCTACAGCGGCAAAAGATTGAAACCCCGTTACCGCGCCGTTAAGTGTCAGTGTGCCTGTACCAGCGGTGGTAGAGGTTTCCTTGACCCGATCTTTTAAAACTAAAGCCATTTTTAATCCTTACGACGGTAGGTTGTTCCAACCGGGGTTTTGCGCACTATTGATATTTTGCCAGTTTGGGTTCTGGCTGTCATCAATTACCGCCCAAACAAGTACGTCGCCAATAGAAACAAGAAGCTGGATGCCCGTCACGTTTGCGTTTACCGTCAATACCACACTGTTTGTATCTAGCGCAGACACAAATTCAGTAATAGAACCCGCAAACACAACCTGTGTGCTAACTGTATCTAAAGCAGAAGCGCCCTCGGCAATGGCCACCTGAAGTGACAAGCCGCGTTGCAAAGTGTCTAAACCAGAAGCCGCCTCCGCAACTAACGCCACGAAAACAGCCGTTGTAGTCAGAGCATCAATACCACTAGCAGCTTCAAGGATGGCCGCAGCAAAATTAACTTGTGATGTGCTTACGGCACTAGCAGACACGCCTTCTGTAATAGCTGCGGCGTACGCCACCTGCGCCGCTACAGAGTCAACACCTGAACCAGCCTCGGAAACACTTGCAATAAACACCGCTCTGGCAATTAACGCATCTACCGCGCTGGCGGCTTCCGCAACAAGCCCTGAAAACACAACTGGGCCTTGAATAGAGTCCACACCAGAGGCTGTTTCCGCAATACTTCCGGGGTACGTGCCCAGAGCAGAAATAGTATCTATGCCACTTGCGGCTTCTGGGATTGAGACGTTAAACGTGTTGTTAATGGTGTCGGTCAAATCCACACCAGACGCAGCTTCTGCAACTAATCCCGCAAAGGTAGTAATCACAGAAACGTTATCCAGCGCGGATACGCTTTCATCAACCCGCCCACCTGCGGTAAAAATTGCATCTACAGCGGAAGTAACTGACCCTGATTCTGAAACGGAGACGGCGAACGTGTTGCCCCCTTGAGAGGCAAACGGCGCTTGAGCAAAAGCTACATCTCCGAACATACCCTATTAGGTCGCTGTCAGAGTGAATGTGTAAGTAACGTTCAATGTGTCGCCGTTAGCCACAGATTTGTCGCCGCCAGTGAAATCACTTTCAGAAAACAAAATGCCCGTGTTATCAGTGGTAGACGCCAAGAATGCACCAGCGATCGTAGCCGTTCCAGTCATCGCAAAAGCTGAAGGGGACGCTGTATTGCTAATTGCAGATTGCCCAGAAGGGCTACCAGACGTAGGAGAACCAAACGTCACCGCCTTGCGACTGCCTGTGTATGCAGTGTTTTCTGTCCAGCCTGCGTGGGAAGATAGCGTGTCTGCAGCGGCAAACGTTGTACCTGAACCGGGGCCTGTGACCAAGCCTACATACCAAGTAGTAGTCTGTGCGCCACCACCAAAGTACGCGCTGTTCATGTTAGCCAAACCTTGGTTGACCACCAAGTTGTGGAATGTGTCTGTCCACTTTTCAACGCCATCTGCGCCTATGCAAGTAACGGTGTATACACCACCAGCACCAACGGATTCACCGAGTGCAGGGCGGGTAACTAAAGAAGCTGACACTTGGTCTTTTGCTGAACTGAATTCCATGATAGATCCTTAAGAAATGCGCACGATGGCGCTGTTGGCATCGGGGGTTGGGAAGATGATTTGAAACGTATCGTTGTTTACTGTCTTGTCTGAACCAAAGTCCAGTACAGCAACAGAGGGGTCACCTGCAACAGAGTCGTTATAGATTAACGCGCCACGGCAAGTAAATGTAGCGTTTGTCCAACTTGTATTGTTAAACGAAATAAACGCAGTGGGAACACCCGCAGTGTTGTTGCCAGAAGTTGGTGATGTCGAAATAACTAACGTGTTTCCACCGGTTGTATAACCGCCACCACTAGCCACTTCACCCGTCATACCCACTGTGTAGGCAGTAGTGCTTGCACTAAGATTTGCTGCGGCTGTAAACAGCGCAACTTTAAAAGTGTTGGGCGATGTGGGGCCAAAGTTGTGAACTGCTTGGAGCAGTTGAACTTTAAAGCTTGTGGTTGCTGTTTGCGAAATTGCCATATCAAGTCACCTTTTGTCGGAACTGTCCAGAACGATACGCGTCTTGACGCTCCATACCATCGGCCAAACGTTTTGCTAGAGCAAGTGCTTCCATGAACTTCTGATTGTACAGAGTCATCATGTCTGGCTCGCCCTTCATGTAGGTGTAAGCTTCAACCAAAGAACCGTACAACAGCACAGAGTCAAAGTTGTCACCAAGCCATGTTGTACCCGCAGTCACAATGGACTCTGGATAATAGTAATAATGCAACTCAACGCCGTACGTAGCATCGGGGGTTGGGCCAAGGATAAAAGTCAACTCGTTAACGTCGTTGCTCTGTGCACCAAACAATGCGTAGTAACGAGGGATAGCCGTATCGGTCGGCTGTGGGTACGCTTGACGGATAAAGTTAACGTCTTTGTTTAACAGATACTCATACGCGCCTGTAGCGTCAATGATCGCTATGGAATACACCGCCAAGAAGTCGTTAGGGCACCCTAAATACTTATTGCCGGAAGACGTTGAACCCGTCACATTCTTGCGAATGGAGGGGAACTGCATCGAGTTGTAAATACGCTGCTCAGCCTGCTGAACGAACACGGGTATCTCAGCGATAAAATCCGCTTCGGTATTCTCCGTGTACGCCTGAATAGCGTTGCTGAGTGCAGTGTAATTCATGCCATCGGGCCTCGTGCCATCACGCCTTTAGTAGCGCATCCTGTGCCGCGAATCTTGATGCCTGATGTCTTAGTGCCGGGGTAGGGGTTGCTACGCTCGTTGGCCAACGATTGGTTGGCTTTCAAAGCTTCCTTGACAGGCATCTCGCCCACTACAACGGTGGGCTTCTTTGTTGGTTGCTTGTATGTAGCCATCTCAGCCTCCACGACCAACAGAACGTTGGTTCATGACCTTAGCCATGTTACGGCCATACTTGAGCATATCGCTGTTGGTTTTACCACCGGCTTTAAGTTTTGTAGGCGTTTTGCCGGGGTGCATATTCTTCTCATGCTTACCCACGGCAGACTTAATCATCTTCTTGTCTTGGGATAAATCTTTCTTGTCCATGTTAGGCTCCTATCTGTATCGTTACTGTACCAATTTGCACGCCTAACAACAAGTAGTTTGGTGTTAAAGCTGCATCAAAAAATCTGGATCCGCCAACCGGATTCCAACCCCACTGAATTTCACGTGACCCCCCAGTTGGGAATCCCACTGCATTTATGTTTGTACTATCCGTGTTCTCAATCTGCAAACCACTCGTACCGGCTGTGTAGTACGTTGTATCCCTACGTGGGTTGCGTACAGCTTGGGGGTCATCTACTGGGAACATACCCAATAACAACTGCGGCTGATCTGGATCCCAGCACGTTGGGCAAACTAACAAATTGTAAAGCTTCGTTTTCTGAATCTCTTTACGAAGCGATGTTAGCTTGTACTGAAACCCACAGCGATCGCACATGGCGATACTGTTTTTACCGGAAGCAAAACGATTGCCCATTAGGTACTACTACCAATAAACATCTGACGAGGCACAAAGCGAACAGCGGCCTTTTCCCGATCTTCATCAGCGGCTAACTGCCAAGCTTCATCGTATTGTTGCTTCAAGACGGGCAGGCGCTCAGCACCGCCCTCAATCTTAAGAGCCAAATAATAGGCCAGACCTGCCACCATACAGGGCAGGAAGCGGAAGGGTACATCCATTGTGCGGATACCATTGCCAGCATCATCAATTCGACGCATACGCCAATAAACGAATTGGTAGGTCTGTGAGCTATCAGGCGTTGGCCAAACGGTTACAGAGGGCAAGTTTTGTGTGTACACCGCTGTACCTGTTATGTGCGTAGCGGCAGTTGTGCCGTTCTGTCCACGGAAACAGTTGTAAAGCACGTTGCCAGAGATGTAGCCGTACTGAATAGTTTCAGCTTCAACCAACAAGAACCCCGTAGCAGGCAGGCCAGCAGTAGAAGTCAACGTAATCGTTGTATCTGTAGCACTGATCGCGCCATTCAACGTGGTGCCAATTGAAGAAGTCTGGCCATCCAAACGCTGATACCACACCTGAATTGGGCGGGCTTGTTGCAGTTTGTTAGGGATCGTGGCGTAAGTAGAAACACTAATACGCGTAATGGTCAAGTCAGCTTGTGTGGATGCGCTACCCGCACCCGTGCGAATCACATGCTCAAGTAGATCCACTGTATCTACGGGCAGGGCGTAGGTGTTCAAACCCGGAGTCAGGTTGAGTGTCCCCTGCTCAAACGTCCACATGTTGACACCACGGTTTGCCCAATCAGCAAACATCAAGTTCAATGAACGACGGGCTGTACGTAAGTCGTAGCCCGTGCGCAACTCCGAACCAGCGCGTTCAAACGCTTCCTCAACCAACTCAGTGAGGTCAAGATTAAACGCTGCGGTTCCTGAAGTGGTCATCTAAA